GTGTAGTGTCATCAAATACTGGTGCAGTAGATTTAGCTGTAGCACAAGCTAATTTATTTAACTCAGTTCAAAAGATTGCATGGGAAGAAGCTAAAAATGATGCAATAAAAAAAGATGTCAATACTGCTAAAACATTAGTTATTGAAGATGATAAAGGTAAACTTAGTTTTGAACGACCAAGATTTACAGCAGTAGGTTCAGAAAAAGCAAATGCTATTTTAAGTCAAAGATATGCTAATGCTATGATAAATAAAACTAATGAATATTTTAATAAACTACATTCTGAAAATAAATTAGATAAAAAAACTTTTGATACAAAAGCACAGAACTATATTTTAGGTTTAGAAAAAACATTTCGTGCTAATGGTATGGCTGACTATATACCTGAATTCAAAGCAAAGATTGTAAATAAACAAGTTCTTCATTCTAATAAAATATTAAATGATACAATAGCAAGAGAAGAAAGAATTGCTGCTGTTAATAAATTAACTGGCATTGAAAATACTATAGGCACTTTAGAAACTTTACAATATGATATAGAAAATTTTGAGTTTGCAGGAACTCCTGATTTAGTTGAAGGTGATATATTACAAAAAAAGAAAGATGATCTAGCAACAGCACAAAAAAATATTACTGCACAGATTAATGAACTTGTAGCTGATGGGCATATTAAAGGTCCAAAAAAATTAGAACTGTTAGCAAATGTTAGACGTAATCTTGCTTTTGGAGTTATTAATAATGCTGTTGATGCTTTAGGAGAAAATTCAGGTGCTATTAAAGGAATAGAACAATTAATACAAAGTAAAAAACCAAGTCAACAATTAATAAATACATTACTTAATTCATCAGTTGGCACATTAACTTTGCCACAATTACAAAAAATACATGACTTAAGAACAACATTATCACTTGATAAAACAGATATGGATTTTATAACAAGACGCATATCTGATCGTGCAGGTGATGCAAACAAACTGACTAATGGATTATTAAAAGATGAGAATACTGCTGCAAAAGGTAGTGCCGTTTTAAATGGCACGTCTACTGATATCTTAAAAAATACACAAGGTAACAGAGATATGCTTCAGTCAGGACTTATTAAAAATCTTAATATAGATAAATTTGATTTAGAAACTTTCTTTACTTTACCTTCAGATAAATATGATATGATGTTAAAGAATTTAGCTAATGCACCATTTTTACCTAATACAATTCATAATTTATATTCAACAAATAACTTTTTAAGTAGACCTCCTTTTAACAATGCTCCATTAGGACAAAAACAAATATTGGCACAAAGACACTTAGATACATGGAGAAATATAGCTTATAATCCTGATGGGTCTGCAAAACTAACTGGCTATGATGATGTTTATTTTAAAATGAATACAATAGATCACATAGCTAGAGTTAATGGTGGTGATATAGTAAAGGCATATGACTTGGTTAATAGATTGCCTGCTAATGAACAAGAAGTTAATAATGCTGTAATAACTACAGTTAATGCTTTTGATGCTGATGCTGATGTTGAATCTGTGTCTAAAGGTTTAGAGTTTGTTTTGGAAAAAGCTGATGTGCCAAGACATTCTTGGACTATGATGAAGCCTTATGCAAAAAAACTATTATTTTATAAACAACTAAAAGGTGTTGGTGGAGAAAATGTAGACTTTAGTTTTGATGGTGTAAAAGATGTATTACTTAATACTTATGAAACAATGTTTATTGAAGATGAAAACATTATGGATTTGTTTCATAAAGATACTGACATAAGGACTATTTACTCACCAAAAAGAAAGTATGGTAGACTTTACAACGATTTTATTGCTTATGGTAACAAAGAACTTTTTGATAATGCAGGTAATGATTATGGTGGTATAGGTGATGATGTATTTCTTTTACCTGATTTTAGAAACTCACAGTTTGGAGATCAAAGATTTACATTTGTAAATAAGTTTGGTGTTCCTATTATTGGCAAAGAGGGAGTACCTTTAACATTTAATACTATTGAGTTTGATAAAAAGAATGCTATTGATACTGAAGAACTTAGAAAGCAATCTTTAAATAATGCTTTTAATAATAGATTAATCAAAATAGCAAATAGTAAAAAAGATGGTGGTTTATATAAACCTAAGTTTATGCAGTTTGAATATGGTGATATGTTTACACCTATTTCTCCACGAGCAGGTGGATTTGGTTATGATGGTTTTAAAGGTGGACCAGTTGTGCCAAGACAATTTGTAGGTGGATTTACAGAAAGAATGTTAAATCTTCCTATAGATACCGAAGTAGAAAAAACTGAGATATCTGAAGTTGATGGTTATGGCATGATTAATCCTACTAAGTTATCAATCGATAGTAAAAGAGCAGAGGAAGAATTAAAAGATGCAGGTTTTACTAACTATGTAAATGGATTAGAAACTAATTATTTAGAAAATAAAGTATTAGAAAAAGGTTATGAAAATCCTGCATGGAGAATAATGACTAAACAAACAATAGATAATTTTAGTCTTAAAGATAAAGTTATGAACTTATATGAAGAGTTTATGACTCCTGATGTAGCAGTAGAAATACAAGATAATATGATTGATATATCTAAATATACAGCGAAACATGAAGGTTATCGTACTGGTACATATAGAGATAGAAATACAATAAGTTTAGGTTTTGGTTTTAATGTTAGATATCTTGAAGATGATGATTATGCAGAAATGCCAACTGAACTTGTGCAACCTCTGAAAGATTTACAAACAAAATTATTGTCAGGTAAGTTTGATGGCAAAGAACTTTTAAAAATGGCTAATGATTTTAAGAGAAATAATATTGGTTTACCTAAAGAAATTGGTATTAAAATGTATAATAATAAAATCAAAAAGATTTATGATACTTATAATAATGATTATGAAAATTTTTCAAACTTAGCAACACCAAGACAAGCAGCACTCATAGATTTTTCATATCAGTATGGACATGAAAGATTAAAAAAAGAGTTTCCTTTATATTTTGCAGCAATAGAAAATGCTATAAATGCAGAGGATATTGATTTAAGAAACTATTATTTTAAGTTAGCAGGATTTCATCAAGTTTATAATGAAGGTAAGTTTGGTCCAACAAAGACTCCACTTTATTATCAAACAGCAAGACGAGTAAAAGATAGAGCAGGTAACTTAGGATTTCATATAAGGGATAATGTAGATTTCTTAAATAACGAGTATATGTAATGGAACTAAAATATACTGATAGTATTGTAACTGATTTTAAACCAACTGGTAATCAAGATTTTACACCTTTACATTTCATATACCCTGATAGTGAAGGTAGAGTCGATCCTGACTTTTATGATAGTTTTGCTTCAGGTATTAAATATCAATGGCTTCCTATTACTAATGCAATACAAGAACATAATATGTTTGCAGATG